AGTCATCTAATTCGATAGGAGCAGGGCCGACAACATCAAGCACTCTAGGATCACAACTAAAGGTATCGCTATAACCAGGAGCATTAACAGAAGTAAGGCCATCAATAACAGCCTCTCCTAATGCAGATAAAGTCGCAGTACCTTTTCCTCTTGGAACATAAATATTACATTGAATAACACCAGAATAAAAATCCTGTGATGCACCTTGAGTTTGAGTTGTTGCTTGTGCAAAATCTACTGACATAAGAATATATTTCTTTGTCTTTCCTGGTGTTTTATAAACCATATTGTCATAAACCATTTCGACAGTAGCATCTACTGCTGCAACTGCGTCTGTTACTGCCTTTTCAAATGCTGCTCGTGTGTTAACTAAAGTCATAGATTTTCGTAATCAACAAATACTGAACTAGGATCACTGAATCCACCAATACCTTTTCCTTTAAACCTAACATTATCAGATTTACCTCTTACACCAGTACCAAAAGCAGCAATGCCTAATTTTGGTTTTTCAGTAAATATTCTATCTATAAGTGGTTTTAGTTTTCCTTGAACATATTGAGGTATTTGACTATTAGGAGAAGCTAAAGCTCTAGCAGCATATTGTGACCTATTACCAATAAATACTTTAGAAAAAGGTTTAAAATTATATGCTATTTCATCAATAAATCTAGGTTCAATTTTTGCTTGAGGATTATTTTGGTTACCAGTTCTTGTAGGTTTAATATTACTCCAAGGAGCAACTGATTCTCGTGCTTCATCTGGTCTAGGTCTTTGTGTACTAGCTGTCCAACTAGAAACAAAAAATCCAGTATCAACAGGACTATATTCTTTTGTAGATAAATCAGTTAATACAGCAC